GATTGTTCAAGCTTTTAACAAACCGATCAAAGAAGGGACTGATGAAGTATATAAGCTTCTTAAAGATACAATGTTTAGTAATAAAAAAACGCAAAGCAAGATACTCGATCATTTCGCCAAACGCGGATATGACGCAATTGTCGATGCTGAAGACGCCTTTACTAGTGTGGCTGAATATCCTTTAATATTGCTAGACCCTAAAAGATCGGTGCGTCGATCGTTAGATCCTAAAAGATCGGTTCGTCGATTGTGATTCTACGCAACATTTTCAGGTCCTTTTATGAGAGGGAAGAGGTATAAAGTGACGATTGCTGCTTTCTCTTCTTTTTTTTTTATTTATTTAAGGAGAGACTTATGTACGAAACAGAACTTTACCATCATGGTGTAAAAGGCCAACGTTGGGGCGTAAGACGGTTTCAGTCATATGACACTGTTCCTAGGAAATCTGGAAAATCTGGCGACTTTGTAGGTAAAAAAAAATATGACTCAAGGAAGTTAAAAGCTGAGTCCAATGCGTTTATGAAGAGCCACCAGTATTCGCAAAACGGAATAATTTCTAGAAATCCTTCCGATATAGTTATAAAACGCGGGACACAATTAGAACGAGCGTCCATGGATTCTGAAGACGAATTTCGAGACTATCGTTATGTTTCAATAAATGGGTATGACTATTTGTCGGAAGTTGGTGGTGACCGAGTTCTTTATTATACCAATGACAAGGATTTGGTAATTGCTGGTAAAAAAACCGTAAATGACTTGTTGAGTAAAATGGGGGCTCGAACATTAGACGATCGAATGGACAACGATTTTGATTCGGAAGAAGACTGGCTTAATAACGATACCGAAGACGGTGCGCCTTTAGCCAAGGATCGACTGAATTTTATGGGCAATCAAAAAAACATTGCTGATCGAGAATTTGCTATTGAATTTGCGAAAAAACTAAAAGCGATGGGTTATGACGGTTTGTTTGATCCAGAGGACTCGGCAATTAATAAATCAGATACACATGCGACATCACACAACATTCCTATGATTATTGTTGACGACGTTCTTCGCAAGACTGGCGAAAAAAGCAGCAACGAACTTGCTAACGAATGGTTAAACAACCAAACAGACACCAAACAAAAAAAGAAGAAGAAATTTCTATTTTTCTAGTCCACGCAACATTTTCAGGTCCTTTTATGAGAGGGAAGAGGTATAAAGTGGCGATTGCTACTTTCTCTTCTTTTTTTTTTAAGGAGAAACTTATGTGTGAAACAGAACTTTACCATCACGGCATAAAAGGCCAACGTTGGGGCGTAAGACGATACCAAAACCGTGACGGTACTCTTACCAAAGCCGGTTTAAAACGAAATTCGAAATTACACAACTTAAAAGAAAATTATTTATACGAAAAGCGCGACAATCCCGGTTTAAAGAGAGCTGCAAAAGCGGAAATAGACCGTGGCAGATTGCACGGTAAAAGCGACAGACAAAGTGTTTTGGATGTAGAAGAACGAGCTGTCGAGAAAATGGAAAACATTGCCAACCTTGCAAAAGTTATGCGAGACTATGATCCTAAAGCGGAAGATCCTGACTTTAAAGATGCGTATAAATACATACAAAGAGAGAAAGCAGCCGCGTTTCGAGGCTATCAATATTTAGCGACAGAAATGAGTAAGCAAGCTGGTATTTATAGCAAACCGTTGTCCGATTCCGATTTAAAAAGAGCAGAGGATCTTGGACGTAGATGGGAGAAAGCTTATGACGGCGATATGTATGAATTTGACGCTCACTTCCTTCCGTCAGAGATGAAGAAAAAGTTCGATCTTTAAGTTTGTAGAACAAAAAGGAATAATTCAAAATGGCACTATCGAACACTGCTGTACCGAAGTATTACGGCATGTTTCGAGATGCCGTGATAAGAGGAGAGATTCCTGTTAACGAACAAATCTCTCTAGAGATGAACAGGATCGACAAGCTGATTGATGATCCTAAAATTTACTACGATGAATCTGTTGTTGAAGGATGGATTTACTTCTGTGAAAACGAAATGACGCTTACTGATGGAGGGGACGTACATGTCCTCTTTTCTTTTAAGCTTTGGGCAGAGCAACTTTACGGTTGGTACTATTTTATTGAGAAAAGCGTATACAAACCAAACGGAGATGGTTCCGGTGGACACTATGTCACAAAGCGAATAAAGAAACGTCTTATCAATATTCAGTATTTAATCGTAGGACGAGGTGCGGCTAAGTCTTTGTACGACACATTTGTCCAGGCTTATACACTTGTAGTAGATCGATCAACCACACATCAGATAACGACTTCTCCGACGATGAAACAGTCAGAGGAAGTTATGCAGCCTTTCGCTACAGCTATTACAAGAGCCAAAGGTCCTGTGTTTCAGCTCATGACTCAGGGCTCTGTTCAGAATACAACTGGTAATCGAATGAATCGTAAGCATTTGTATTCGTCTAAGAAAGGTATTGAAAACAACTTTACAAATAGTTACTTGGAGATTCGTCCACTCAAGATTGACAAACTTCAGGGATTACGAGTTAAATGTGCAACGCTTGACGAATGGCTTTCTGGTGATCTTCCGGAAAACCCTATTACGGCTATTCAACAGGGCGGAGCGAAAGGTCTAGCTCCAGATTACATCATTCTAGCTACCAGTTCAGAGGGAACGACACGAAACGGCATTGGCGACACAATTAAGATGGAGCTAATGGACATTCTTACTGGTAAGTATAACAATCCGCATGTATCGATCTGGTGGTACAAACTTGACGACATTAAGGAAGTTGACAATCCAGACATGTGGGTTAAAGCAAACCCGAATCTTGATCTCACTGTTTCTTATGAGACCTATCAGGAAGAAGTTCAGAAGATGAAAAACGTCCCTTCGGCCAGGAACGAAATCTTGGCGAAGAGATTTGGCATTCCCACAGAAGGTCACACGTACTTCTTTACTTATGAAGAAACTCTCTTACACCGAAAAAGAGAATTCTGGCAGCTACCGTGTGCTATGGGTGGCGACTTGTCGATGGGTGATGACTTCTGCTCTTTCACGTTTCTATTCCCTTTTCAAAATGGGGCATTTGGAGTCAAGACACATAACTACATAACAGAACATACACTATTTAAACTTCATCCGTCTTTGCGTCAGCAGTATGACAAGTTCATAGACGAAGGGAGTTTAATCATCATGCCAGGAACGGTTCTTGACATGATCGATGTGTATGAAGATCTGATCAAATACATCGATGATAACCAGTATGATGTCAGATGCTTTGGTTACGATCCGTATAACGCAAAAGATTTCGTAGAACGTTGGGCAAAAGAGAATTCTCCTTATGGGATAGAGAAGGTGATTCAAGGAGCCCGTACAGAGTCAGTTCCTCTTGGTGAGTTAAAGAAACTTGCTGAGGAGCGGCTTCTTTTGTTTGACGAGGAACTTATGAAATTTGCGATGGGTAACTGCATTACTTTGGAAGATACAAATGGTAACCGAAAATTGTATAAGCGGCGATACGATCAGAAGATTGATGCTGTTGCCGCTATGATGGATGCCTATGTGGCATATAAGTTGAATAGAGAGGCGTTCGAATAATGCAAGAAGTAGAACTTTATCATCATGGTATTAAAGGCCAAAAATGGGGAGTAAGGCGATTTCAAAAACTAAACGGTACTTTAACCCAACTCGGAAAAAAAGTCAGACAGGAAATTAATTCTAGAGAAGAATTCGCTAGTGCTAAAAACAATTGGCAACGACCTACTCAACCAACTGATTATCATAAACGGCCCGATCGATATACATTTATGCGTGGTGAAAAAGCGATGGCTCCAGTCGGAATGGGTTGGGCCGATTCGCGTAATTACAAGAAGTACGACGCTGAGTATAATGCACATCCGTTTACGACCGGAGACGGTACATCTAGAAATAAACCGTATAATGCAAAATCGTACGCAGAAGCTGGTAAGTATGCTAACGAGTACGTTAAAAATTCTCATGCATCAAATGCTTCTTTAAGCCCATATGCTAAAGCGGCTAACGCCATTGGCGCTACAGCTTCAGTAATAAAAAAGAGCGTTGGTCAAGAGATTAGTGATCGTAGACAGTTTGATCAGCTTAAAAATGGATACCAGACGCCTTCTTCTTTTTCGCGAACTAGCAACGATATGGCAGGATCGTACGGATCTCTTTACGCTAATCGAAATAAGAATCAGCAGCAACGAGACATTATGGGTGCCGAGATCGCAAAAGCTAGAACTGGGCAGCAAAGTCAACCGTTAGGAAAGCCGACTTCTTATGGTGACGCTATATCAAAGCCAACTTTCTTTACCGATAGTAATGGTGTGAAAAAAGAGCGACTTGACGACAAATCGGAGAGAGATATTTTAGCCGCTCGCACTCGTATGAATAGTGAGGAGTATAAGCGTAAAGATGCGGAACTTCGTAAAGGATACGAATTCGCCAAGCATCGTAAAGATTTAGATAATCCCGATAACAATTATTCGTTTGATGACTATGTTCGTAAACATGACCCACAAGAATACAATAGACGTTACAATGACGCTCAGGCTTTAGCCAAAGACAGAAATAGGACTTGGCACAACGGCCAAGCTAGCGCAAACGAATTATATCGTAGAGAAGAAGCTACTCGTGAGAGCCGACAAAAAGCTTATTCTGATTCTTTAAGAAAGGCTCAAGCTGGTAGGGATGCGTTTGATTCGCTGCAATTTTCACGAATGTCAAACGCGGCTGCTTCTCTTCCTGGTTCTAATTCAATGCAAAGTTTGTATAGATCTAATGCATCGTCTATATCGAGATCATCGCAGCAAGCTTATAAAAGCGCAACGTCTTCTATGTCGCTTGGCAAATCACAGGCTGCTTATAATTCAGCAGTATCTAGAGCAAGTTCTTTGTTTTCTACTGGAAGTGATAGAACTCGCATGAGCAGAGCTACATATAATCGATCGGTTAGCCAAATTACCTCGGCAGCAAAATCAAAAGTGTCTGCTTATGCCACTAAAGCAAGAACAAACGCCGGCAAAGCGTTCACTAATTATATGACCAAGATGGCAGAAGCGTCGAAAATGATAGATTCTGATCTTTGGTCATTTTAATTAGCTATAAGTTAGGAATAACAAACATGAAAAATGAACTTTATCATCATGGTATTAAAGGCCAACGGTGGGGCGTTCGTAGATTTCAAAATAAAGACGGTTCTTTAAAAGCTGCCGGTGAAAAGCGATACAACGGTGAGTATAGTCTTAACAGAAAATACGAGCAAATTACCGGAGAGAAAAAGCACGCTTCTCGCGGAAGAATACGTGATCATCTTGGTGCTGCAGCAGCAGGAATTGCAGGAGTAGCATCTGGAGTTGCTTCAGTTGCTGGCGCAAAAGCCGCTATGAAATTTGATGGAAGCGCAAAAGCTAAACAGAAAGCCATGAACGCTCCAGTCAACATGTTAAGGGATGCGAGTAACGCTTCAAGAAATATGTACGGGTTAGCTGAAGATAGCATGACTCGAAGCGCCATTAAGAATGCTAGTAAACTTGATCTATCTAAAGCTTCTGATGCTGAGTTAAGAGACTATATAACCCGATATAGACTTGAACGAGAATTTAAAGCGCTTCGTGCTGAAGAGACCAGAGACGGAGCCGAAAGAACTGCTCAGATGCTTAACACTATCGGAAACTTAACCGCCACCGCAGGTTCTGTAATGAGCCTTGTCATGACGTATCAGCAACTGAAGAACGGATACTTTAGCGGCGACAAAGACAAGGGTGATTAACGAAAGGGAGAATTCAAAATGCCGGACTTTTCAATAGGTTCTAGGCTTAAACAGGCTTGGAACGCATTCTTTAATAAAGACCCCACCCCGGAATACGACCTGGGTTCTTCCTATTACCATCGACCAGACAGGACACACTATACTCGAGGAAATGACAGATCTATTGTTACGTCTGTGTTTAACAGAATTTCTCTAGATGTAGCGTCCATAGGGCTCAAACACGCTCAGCTTGACAAAGATGGGCGCTATGAAAAAGATATCTCGTCGGGATTGAACAACTGCTTAACTCTTGACGCCAACCTCGATCAGACCGGTCGCGCTTTCATTCAGGATGTTGTTGCATCGATGCTGGATGAAGGATGCGTTGCTATTTGTCCAATAGTTACAGATGACGATCCTA